TGGTGGCGATGGCGGCGGTGGCGAAAGCAAACAGTATGAATCTGCTGTACAAGATTTAGCAGATCGCTTACCGAAAATCAAAGCGCAGGATCCAAACACTGCGGATACTATCGACCGTTTAGTAAAAGATGTTTCTAAAAAGCATAACTTACACCATAGAGCCTTAAAGGACCTTTTCAAAAAGCGTTTTGGCCGTGAACCCAACACTTGGAAGAACGAGATTCGTGAGACTGACAAGATCGATATCGACCAAGAAGTGCAGAAAGCCGCTAAATGGATGGGTGATATCTTAAACATACAAAATATGCCCAAGATCAAATTAAGTTATGATAGCAAAGAAGCACAAGAAGGTCACCATACAGGTAGACATGAACTAGGTAGTGATGAAATCTGGGTCTATGCAAATAACAGAAACTTAGTTGACATTCTTAGAACTGTTTTCCACGAACTTGAACACATCAGACAGGGCGAGAATGACGAGATCGACCCCGGGTCAAGCTATCCAGGTAGTCCAATCGAAGCGAAAGCAGACATGGTAGCTGGAAAATATATCAAAATTTACGGAGAGAAAAACAGGCATATCTTTCAATGACGGAACGGGGAACGTTGATAACTTACAGAGATAAATCACGCAGACCGGTATATTACACTGTCTTAGATAGCCTTTTTGATTCTGTAGTCATAATAACACACTCTAACCATATCGCCAATTATTGGAAACGTGCAGTAGATCATTGCAAACATCAAGTTCCTTATACTATTTGGGAACATCAAGCACCCAAAAAACATTGACATTACCCCTAATCCTGCTATATACTATACAGACAATTTCTAACTAACTCAAGGAGAAATATATGGCAGGAAAATACTTTAGTCCCGAACAGGTACTCAAACTCAAGCAACTTATGAATGAAGGTATTCAAGTGATGCATGAGGTCGAGACTCTTAATGGTGGGCTTACCGATACTGTAAAAGCAGTTGCAGAAGAACTTGAAATCAAACCAGCTATTCTAAAGAAAGCTATCCGAATTGCATACAAGTCAAAACTTACTGACACTAATGCAGACCACGAACAACTAAATGACATCTTGGAGACTGTGGGTAAAACTCTTTAATGTCCTACGTAGACGCAATCCACGACAAACAGACTGATCGAATTTTTGTAGTAGAAAGAAACTCTCAAGGTGTAAGAGAGTTTAAAGAGTATCCTACAAATTTCGTGATGTATTACGAAGACCCCAAAGGTAAATACCGCTCTATCTTTGGGGACTCTGTTTCTAGGTTCTCAACCCGCAAGCAAGCAGAATTCGAAAAAGAAAGACGCATCCACTCTAAGCGTAAAACGTTTGAGAGTGATGTCAATCCTGTATTCAGATGTTTGAGCGAGAACTATCTGGGTGTCGATGCGCCCAAATTGCACACAGCATTTTTCGACATCGAGGTTGACTTTGATCCTGCAAAGGGATTCTCTCCACCAAGTGATCCATTCAATCCTGTAACAGCCGTAGGCGTGTACTTAGACTGGCTTGATCAACTAGTGTGTCTGGCTATTCCTCCAAGTCACATGACGTATGAGACTGCACAAGACGCTATCAAAGACTTCCCCGATACTATCTTGTTTAGGACAGAGAAAGAACTGTTTGACGCATTCTTTGAACTGATCGAAGACGCTGATGTATTGACTGGCTGGAACTCAGAAGGATACGATATTCCATACATGGTTAATCGTGTCACAAGAGTAATGAGCAAAGACGATACACGTAGATTCTGCTTGATGGGTCATCATCCTAAGAAAAGAATGTATGAGCGTTTTGGTAAAGAAGAAGAAACGTTTGACTTAATTGGTCGAATTCACTTAGACTATCTTCAACTGTACAAAAAGTACAACTACGAATCACGCCACAGTTACACGCTAGATTCTATCGGTGAGATGGAAGTTGGTGAGCGCAAGACTGAGTATGAAGGTACACTTGATCAGTTATACAACAAAGACTTTAAGACGTTTATTCAATATAACAGACAAGACGTTATGCTGTTGGTCAAGATCCATAACAAACTCAAGTTCTTGGAGCTTGCTAATCAACTAGCACATGAGAATACTGTGTTGCTACCAACTGTCATGGGTTCTGTGGCTATGATCGAAATGGCTATCATGAACGAAGCGCATGAGCGTGGTCTTGTTGTTCCTGACAAGCATAGAAAGAATCTAAATGCAACAAGAGAACAGCAAGCGGCAGGTGCATATGTTGCTACTCCAAAGAAAGGTATGCATGAGTGGATCGGATCAATCGATATCAACTCTCTGTATCCTTCTACGATCAGGGCACTTAACATGGCTCCTGAGACTATCGTAGCACAGATCAGACAGACGTTGACTGATCAGTATATGATAGAAAAGGGAATAGAACTTGCGAAAGAAAAAGCCCGTTACACAGAAGGCGACATGGAAGAAGGTAGCTTGCTGTGGGAAGGGTTGTTTGGCTCACTAGAATATACTGCTATCTTGAATCAAGAACGTGGAACTATATTGACTGTTGATTACGAAGATGGTAGAAGCGAACAGAAAAGTGCGGCAGAAATCTGGAAGTGGATCTTTGATTCTAATAACCCGCTGATCTTGAGTGCTAACGGCACTGTGTTTAGATCAGATCAAGAGGGTGTGATTCCAGGCTTGTTGAGCAAGTGGTATTCTGATCGTAAAGTGATGCAGAAGAAACTTAGAGAGTCCACTACTCAAGCAGATCGTGAGTATTGGGATAAGCGTCAGTTAGTTCGCAAAATTTTGCTTAACTCTGCTTATGGTGCACTTCTTAATGAACACTGTCGTTTCTACGATAAGCGTATTGGTCAGTCAACTACACTGACTGGTAGATGCATCACTAAGCATATGTCAGCATATGTGAATGAGATTATTGCAGGTGATTATGATCACACTGGTACAGCAATGATCTATGGTGATACTGACTCTTGTTATTTTTCTGCTTGGCCCATCTTAAAAGATCAGATCAGTAAAGACGAGTGGTCTAAAGAAATGGCTATTCAACTTTATGATAACATCGCAGAGCAAGTGAATGACAGTTTCACAGCGTTTATGGAAACAGCGTTTCACTGTCCACGTGCTAAGGGTGAAATCATCAAAGCAGGTAGAGAAGTAGTTGGTGAACGTGGTTTGTTTATCACTAAAAAGCGTTATGCTATCAATGTGATTGACATCGAAGGCAAGCGTACTGACACTGATGGTAAGATGGGCAAAGTCAAAGCAATGGGTCTTGACTTGAAGCGAGCCGATACTCCCAAGTATGTACAAGACTTTTTGATGGAAGTCTTAGAAATGGTTCTTGGTGGTAAGGGCAAAGACGAGGTAGTCGAAACGATCAAATCGTTTAAGATCGCAATGGCTAAGCAAGACTCTTGGACTAAAGGTTCGCCTAAGTCTGCAAACAAACTTACTTACTATACTGAACTAGAACAGCGTTCTAAGACTGGTAAAGCAAACATGCCCGGTCACGTAAGAGCGGCTATGAACTGGAACACTTTAAAGCGTGTTAACGGCGACAACTATTCAATGGAGATCATGGATGGTTTCAAAGTTATTGTTTGCAAACTAAAAAGCAATCCACTAGGATATACTAGTATCGCATATCCAACAGATCAATTGCGTTTGCCTCAGTGGTTCCAAGAGCTACCGTTCGATGATAGCGCAATGGAAGCAACTCTAGTAGACAAAAAGATCGACAATCTATTAGGTGTACTAGAATGGGATCTGGGTGATAGCACAGATACTAATTCAACGTTTGATCAGTTGTTTAGTTTTGGGTGACATGAAGCAGATAGAACCACGTTTAGCAGGTCACGATAATAATATTATCATCACACGCCCTGATAGTAATTATTATTTTATCCCTATCGTGAAAAATGCTTCTACTCAAGCCCATGCGTTTCTTAACCATTATGGCTGGAAGTACTATGAGTACGAAAATACAGAGGAAGTAAAAAATAAAATTCCTTTTACTATACTGAGAGAACCTGTTGAACGCTGGTGCTCTGGTTTCGCTCAAGATTTCCATAGAGATGTTTCTGCGTTAGAATACAGAACCAGACTAGACAACATCTTTAACAATAAATTGGGTTCTACTATGCATACCCGCAAACAATCATTTTATCTAGAAAATTATGACTTAGATAAAATACATTTTTTAAAACACGGTGCTACTCTTTCTCGTAGTCTAGTACGTTTCACTAAAGAAATTATGAAGTTGAGAATATTTTCCCCGATGCAAAACGAAAAAAGCGTTATGGATTATGCTGTAAAAGATAAAATTAAAAAGGTCCTAGAAGAAAATCCTAAATACCTAGAACTTTTAAAAGACTACCTAAGGAAAGATTTAGAAATATACAATAACGTTAATTTCTACAATGGGTAAAAATGTGATTGACACATGCAAAAAACCATGCTATATTACACAATAGCAATGCCTAAATACTACAAGAGGATAAACAATGAGAGATAATTTGCAAGATATGATTCAGTACACACACGGTCTAGGTATCATCGACTTAGTGAAAGTGTCCGGTACTGCACAAGAAACACAGGTTTCTGCACTCGCAGATGACAAGTCTGTGGTTGTAAACGGTGTGACTAAGACTCCGGTAGCGGACTTTATTGGTACGTTTGGTATGCCAAACTTGACTAAACTCAAAACTATCTTAGGTTTTGATGTTTATAAGGAAGACAAGGGCGCTTCTATTACTATGACTCGCCAACAAAAAGACGGTGAAGATGTACCAACTGCTATTCACTTTGCTACATCAGCGGGTGATTTCATTAACGACTATCGTTTGATGTCAAAAGCTATCATCGATGAAAAAGTACGTAACGTAACTTTTAAAGGTGCCGCATGGGACGTAGAATTTGAACCTACTGTAGCAGGTATCATGCGTCTAAAGATGCAAGCACAAGCAAACGCAGAAGAACTAAACTTCACCGCAAAGACTGAGAATGGTGATCTTAAGATGTTCTTTGGTGATCCGTCAACTCACTCAGGTAATTTTGTGTTTCATGCAGGAGTGACTGGTAACTTGACTCGTAACTGGATGTGGCCTGTTAAAGTGTTCTTGTCAATCATGGATCTACCCGGTGATAAGACTGTGCGTATCTCAGATCAAGGTGCCGCAGAGATCACTGTAGATAGTGGATTCACTGTATATCAATATCTATTGCCTGCTCAAGCAAAATAGAGAAAGTTTAATCTATGACTGGACTTTGGAATAAATTTAGTGGTGGCAATTTATATTCAACTATTATAACTAGAAACGATGTAGATTTTGTTTTTTGCCCTATCACCAGATGCGCCAGTCAATGGATAAGCTATAGGTTGCTTGATATAAACAATTTTTATACAGTAGTGCAAAATATCGGGAATACTAATGAAGCATTTTCTGACTATGATCACAAAGCAAAACTGTTTATTGTACGTGATCCATTAGTAAGAATGATATCGGGTGCTAGAACTAGGGAAGATTTTAGTTTGGAAGACTTTTCTTTAGACAAAGAATCTTTGTTTAATAAATTAGATGAGGACATACATACTCTCCCTATGAGCGTGTGGTTCAAACCCTTTGCTAATTTAGATAACGCAGTTTTTATAAAATTTGAAAACTGGGACAAATTAGATAAGTTTTTTGCCCCATATAATTTAGCCCCTAACGAAACAGTTTCACAAGATCGATGGACTGGTTTCAATCAATGGCTGCCGTCAGATAATTTTGATTCGAGAACTTCTTCGCCTTGGTACAACTATGTAATATCTAATCCTGATATACTAGACAACTTGAAAGAATATCTTGATGAAGATTATAAATTCTTAAAGACCATAACTTACTATAGGTAGTAATACTTATGAGAGAATATGATTTTATTTATTTTATGGGAGATAGTTACACAGTTGGTTGCGATCAAGGAGACGATATCAATCGGGAAGTAACTAGACAAAATAGATATAGTCAATTAGTAGCAGATAGATTTAATTTGCCTTTAGTGAACCATGCGATAGGCGGGTGTTCTAATGATTATATTGCTAGAACCGTAGTTAAGGATATGTTGAACTACAAGAAAGAAGGAAAAAACCCTTTAGTTGTAGTGTGCTACTCTCATTATGATCGTAGAGAAATGTGGTATAAAGAACAAAACCGATCTCTGACACTAAACCCGGACATGGATATCTACAAAGAATATCTTGTTAACCATTATAATAACGAACTTAATAAAGACTTTACCCGTTATCATATGGCTTCGATAAAACATGTGTTAAGATATATGCAGTTTGATTTTGTGGAAGCTTGGTCGGCTGAAGTAGTAGACGATCCATTGTTAGATCATAGCACAGAGATTTTTCCTGAATTTATTGAAATAGCAGGGGTAGAAGGGTGCTTCATTTTGGCTCCGGGGGACGATCCTGTAACAGGATTACCCAGACTAGGACATTTAAATGTCAAGGGAAATAAAATGATTGCAGAATTGATTATAGACAAAATAGTAGAGTTATATGGAAAAAAGTAATAGAATAAATTTATCGGCTCAACAAAACCCGGATTGGGCTTTATTCTTGCCTGCTGTCAGTAGCTTCTTTATCACAGGATTAGGTAAGCAACGAGCAGGTGAGAATTATTTTCCAGAAGAAAGGATTCCTGCAGGATTCAATGGAGACGTTGAATCACTTAATTTTTTGAATTCTCAAAAAGGATTGTTTACGTACAAGTGGGGACTGTATTCTGCAGGGCATGCGGACTTAGACACGACTAAAAATGTTCCAGCAGAGAGCATTATACGTGACCGAGAAGAAGGTACGTTTATGCTAGGAGACTCTGGTGGATTTCAGATTATGAAAGGTCAATGGCCAGCAGACTGGAAAGATCCTAACTGTCCCAAAGCAATGAAGCAACGCAAACTTGTACTCAAGTGGATGGATGAGTATATGGATTATGGTATGTGTTTAGACGTACCTACTCAGACTCTACGTAACAAACACTTGCTAGACAAGCACGGTATCTCTACTATTGAAGAAGCAGTGTATGCCACTCATATCAACAACGAATACTTTATCAACAACCGTGATGGTAGATGTAAGTTTCTTAATGTATTGCAAGGATTGAATCATACTCAGTCTGATGAATGGTATGAAGAAATGAAGAAGTATTGCGATCCTAACATCTATCCAGATACTCACTTTAATGGTTGGGCGTTTGGTGGTCAAAACAAAATTGACATTCACTTAACACTCAAGCGTTTAGTTGGTATCATACACGATGGATTACTTGAGCCAGGCAAGCATGACTTAGTTCACTGTTTGGGTACAAGTATCTTAGAGTATGCTGTTCTATTCAGTGATATTCAACGAGCAGTCAGAAAGTATCACAATCCAAACTTTCAGATTACATTTGACTGTGCATCGCCGTTCTTTGGTGCGGCTAAAGGATTAGCATACTTTAATAATAGCATCGAACACAATAAGAAGTGGACTTACTCTATGGAGAAGACTGCTGAAAATAAAGACTACGCTAACGATACACGTAAATTTAGTGATGCTGTTATCCAAGACAAGATACATGAATTGTTTACAGATTCACCTGTCACTGAAGCAATGGTTCTAAAGGACCTTTGTTATCGTGGTCATGGATTCTTGGGACAACACGGCAAAGAAACTAAAACAAGTTGGGATACACTAAGTTATACTTTACTACAGGCACACAACGTGTATCAACATATGTTTGCTGTACAAGAAGCCAATCGTAGATACGAACAAGGTGTTGTTCCAGCAATGCTTATGAACGAGACTTTTGAACGTGTTAGATTTGGTGAAGTTGTAGACGAAATCTTTAGTCTTAAAGACAGAATTAAGAGCTTGGCAATGATCGACAAGTATAGCAGATTCTGGATGCAGATGCAGTCAGGGTCACAGGGATTCTCAGGTAAAAAGACAGTGAACGCAGGAACTATGTTTGATCAATTATTTTCTGTAGAAGAAAATCCTGTAGTAAATACAGAAGACGAACAAGACAGCGATGAACTAATGTTAGAAGCGATGACTCACGCATGAAAGAATGGAAGGAAGCTCCACACAAAGTATGGTATTATTGGAAATCTGACACGGGACAAATCATAGGTCAGGTTACTAATATATCACATACTGATATCTATAATTCAAAGGTGTATTGCAATAACACCGAAGAAAGATATCTAGGTCAATACATAAACAGTGACTTTGCTAGAAAAGCTATAGAACATTTTTGGAATATAGAAGAAAGGACCTTATCGTATGACAGCACTCCGTGACGATCTGATGGTTCAGCAACAGATCAAGAACGAATGGGAACATATGATCGGTGTGATCATGTTGAATCAGACCGGAAGAAAACCTGTAAAAACAGTGTTACCTAAATTCTTAAAAAAGTTTCCTACCCCTCACAAACTCCTAAATAGTAAACCTGAAGACGTTATTGATGTCATCAAGCCATTGGGAATGTTTAAAGTTAGAGAAAATAGATTACGTAGGATGACTCAAGATTACTTGACTTGGGACAAAGACGATGCTACCAAACTATATGGTATCGGCAAGTATGGTAGTGACAGTTATGAGATTTTCTTCAAGAACAATCTAAAAGTGCAACCTACAGACAAAGAACTTATCAGATACTTAAGAGAACAATGAACTTAATTTGTGTTGCCCCATGGTGTGGTGGAACTTTAATTTCTGATTTGCTCAATAATGTGCAAAGCCCATTCGAAGGTTCTATACTTCAATCAAGATATAATAACATCTTGAAATTGAGCACCGGTGATGAGTGGGATAGCATGATCACTAATTTATCAAATTCCAAATCCCTTAAAGGCAAATATTTTTCCACGCACATAAGTGTATCAATGGTTCCTGATATCAATGTATTTGATAAAATCATACAAGTGACTACAGTGACTACAAAAAGTCAATGGTACAGATTTTTAAGGTTATACTATCTTAGCATTAACTTACAAAAATCTTTACAAAAGAGTCAAATTGAAGACGTAATTGGTATTGCTATGATATGCAAAAATATACCATATTCACCATTTGATGCCGTAAATGTAGAAAATCTAGAACTAGAAGATGTTATAGAAGGAAGATTTGTAGAATCAATAAATGGAAATAAAGATCATTTTAATCGTTGGATAAAGAGGAACGAATTTTTATTCGATGAACAAGATCCCGAAACAGTAAAAATATGGGAAGAACAGCAAGTTTGGTAACCAAACTTATTGACAATACATTAACACTAGTATAGAATTATAAACATGAATGAACAGCAAAACACAGTACTAGAAAACGCACATCGATTGATCTGGGTCACTTTCCAAAAAGAAGGTGTTCACATGTATCCAGGTGCAGACAAGGATCCTAATCTAGCAACGGGCGATTGGGACGATGTATCCTTTTTAGGAGTTCCTCACAGACATATTTTTCATTTTAAAGTATGGATTGAAGTTTTTCATAATGATAGAGATATCGAATTTATTCAATTTAAACGTTGGTGCGAGAGGTTATACAATGAAGTAGATAGTAGTTCGCCAGTCTTACAATTAAATCATAAATCATGTGAAATGATCGCTGATGATTTGTATACGCAAATAACAGAAAAGTATCCAAATCGTTACATCAAAATCTCGGTATCCGAAGATAATGAAAACGGATGCGAGATAGAGTATAATCTTACTCGACCTTCACTATCAATAGTCATCTAAAGAGGAGATGCAAAATTGTCTACAACCAATCGTAAAACTGTCAAAGTTTTTGAGGATCTTGAGGCATTCAGGGATTTCTGTGTTGAATATGGTTTCGTGTTCAATCCAGAAGATTTGTACAAGAAGTCAAGTCATGTGTGGCGTATGTACAGTCAACGCTTCCTTGTTGGTAAACCAGTCAAGAGTATGTGGGAATTAGATGCAGAACGTTTCAGCAAAAGATCCAGATAATATCATTCTGATCACAGGTGGTTTTGACCCGTTACATAGCGGTCATCTAGATTATATAGATGCCGCTAAAAAGCTAGGTGCGGAATCGTCTTGGTTCGGAAGCATGGTCATCGTGGGAGTAAACAGCGATGAGTGGCTTGCCCGTAAAAAAGGCAAGCCCTTCATGCCTCTGGAAGAGCGAGTTAGAATCATGCAATCACTAAAAGACGTAGATCAGGTTATCGTATTTGATGACTCTGATAACACAGCAATACATGCTATCAAAACTGTTAGAAAGCAATATCCAAACAGTCATATCATGTTTGCTAACGGCGGTGATCGTACATTGTCTAACATTCCTGAAACTTCTGTGTCTGCCACTGATCCAAATATCACATTCGTGTTCGGTGTCGGTGGCAACAAAGTTAATTCTAGTTCTTGGATTCTAGGTGAGTGGAAAGCTCCCAAGACTGAGAGAGCCTGGGGATACTATCGTGTCTTACATGAGAACGGCATCGAAGTAAAAGTGAAAGAACTTACAGTAGAGCCGGGAAAAAGTCTCAGTATGCAACGACATTCTCATAGAAGTGAGTTTTGGTTCGTTGCTGAAGGAGTAGCAACTGTTTACTCAGTGGCGTATCCAAATGAACCTAGACGAGAACAAAAAGGTATTTTTGTTGGGAAGTATAACAAGCATCAACATACTTGGGTACTTACCAACGAATGGCACCAGTTAGTGAACGAAGAAAATCAGCCACTAAAGGTAATCGAAATACAGTTTGGAGACAACTGTACAGAAGATGATATTCAACGAGTAAAAGTGTGAGGAGATAATGCGTAAATTATTTTATATGGGTCTAGAACCTTACGAAGCTAGATATACATTACAACTTTCTGAATGGAATAGGCGTGTCTTTGAGAAACGAGACATCGACTTTGTTGACGTTCAGGGCGAGTTATTGACTACTGATCAAGCAATCTCTACAGGACAGGTGTTAGATGCACACGGTAGATCATATTTTGGTATGTCACAGTTAATGACTCTTGTAAAGTTAATGAAAGAGGGCGAAGTAACACACGAAGACGTAGTTTACTTTGAAGATATGTTTCAGCCCGGGATCGAATCTCTCCCATATATCTTAAATCAAATCGCTCCTGAATATCGTCCACGTATATTTGTAAGATGTTTAGCACAAACTATCGATCCAGATGACTTTGTTCATGTATGGGGAATGAGTAAATGGATGGGTCTGTACGAGCAGATGGTCAACGAGATTGTAAAGATTTCTAACGGTGGGGTGCTAGCAACTAACGAAGAAATGGTTGCACACATGAAGATAGCAGGATGGGACGCACCTATCTATAATATCTCAGGTCTTGCATTCGGTAAAGACGAAGTACGACAGCGTGTACTAGAACTTGAATATATCAAAGATTTCAATGAGCGCAAGATGCGAGTTGGTTTCTCTGCACGTTGGGATCAAGAAAAGCAACCAGACTTTTATATGGATCTGATCGAACGATGGTATGACCATTATGGTGATGATCACGGCATTGAATTCGCTGTATTCTCTGGTTCTAAACTACGTAGCAATAATGATTCATATATGAAGCGTACTCGCAAATTACAACAAGAAAATAAACTGGTTGTATACGAGGACTTAAAGAAAGATGAATATTATCGGCTACTCAATGATACTAGAGTGATCTTCAATTGTGCATTGCAAGACTGGGTCAGCAATACTGTCAGTGAAGCAGATGCACTAGGATGTAATGTATTGTTCCCTGCATATCGCAGTTTTCCAGAAACATTTGCTAATGATCATAAAAGAATGTATATTCCATGGTCGCTAGATGATGTAGAAGATAAACTTAATCATCTATTAACAGAACCTTATCATCAGGGTTCAATCAGTGATTGGACAGATGGAACTATTGATCGTATCTGCGATATCTTTGAAGACAAGGGAGAACGATGGTTGCGTATGACCACTGATTACAGAAAACATACTAGAGAAAACAAATATTAAAAAAGGAATAATTATGAAAAATTTTAAACTAATAGTAGCAGTAGGATTTTTAAGTGCCATCGTTGGATGTGCGCCTTTTGAATCCCCTGT